ATTTTCTTTACCTTTTTTAAGTGAATCGACAAATAAACCGAATATACCATTAATATTTTTATCTCTAAGTCTCAAATAATCGTCCAACAGTTTTTTCGTCGTTTCTTTATCTTCCTGAAACAGATTTATTCTATTTTTTCCATACTTACTTTGACAATCAGTCAAAACGCCGTTTGGTCCATTAGAGGTTCCACCTAAAGGCATCACCGGATCTTTAATTACACTGATTTCGGCGTTAATTTTTAGTGGCGTTATAAAATGTGGATGACCAGTTAATTGTCCTCTACCTCCCTTCGATAATATAGTATCATCCGGATCAAATGAATCTGGAAGAAGTCCGATTTTTCCAGGCAGTTTATATGCCTTGGAGAGTGTAGGACCTCTCTTTTTTTGCACCAAATATTCTAATGCATCAGTTGATACTTTATATAAATAGTTTATTTCATCATCGGTGGGAACGAAAGATACCGAATTAATGGATTCAGCCTCGATCTCGTTTAGTTTCTTTAATTGTTCATTCTGTATCTGATCGTCATCATTGCCACCGCCAGCCTTATCCTTTTTAGTTCGACGTTTTCGGTCTCCTCCGCGAGATACTCTATGAGATTTTTTTATTGTAAATTTTTTTTTTTTCTTGTCTTTTCTAAATGTGCGTCTCTTTGGTTTACTTATCTTTGGTTTACTTATCTTTGTTTTACTTATCTTTGTTTTTTTACGAATTGTTTTTTTTGCAACGATGTTCATATATATATAAATATAAATTAGTAAAATTAATAATGAATTTGAGAGATTTGAGATTAGTGAAGTAGATTTTTATTTTTTTTATATTTTTTTAAAAATATATTTATAAAAAAAATCAATAGAAAATTTTTATTACTTAATACATATATAATACCCGCATATTTACCACTTTGATAGATAGACCAAATCCCAAAGGTCCTTATGTTCTTTCTTTAACTTTTCATTCTCTAACTTCAAATTTTCGTTTTTTTTCTCAAGTTCGGCTATGCGAGCATACAACGGCTCTGTGTTCTCTCGTGGTTCATTATCAACTGAAATTTCATCCTCCTCACTATCGTTGGAAATATAATCATCATCATCTTCCTCGGGAATATCAATATTATCATTATCAATATCGTAAGTAAATTCTTGTTCTTGATAACATCCGTCAAATATTTTTTTTACCAAATTGATATCACTACAATTTTCCTTCAACCAAATTATCTCATCCTCCAGAGTGTGTAGTTGGCTATACTTAACCATTGATTCGCTCCATACATTAAAACAATATGTAATAACATCCTCTTCTGTGTGGGGTTTGTTAAACATTATTTCTGTTTTATTTATCAGTTGGAGAGATTTAATAATCTCCATTCAATTTTTTTATACATAAGAAAAAAATTGAATTGAAATTTAAAATTATACTTGTATATATAAATAATAACTATAATATGGCTTCGCACACAGACGACACCGAGAACGAAATCTATTCGGCTGTAATTTGGCCTCGGTCACGCAGGGCAGCATCAAGGATGAGAGTTTCTGAAGCGATTAGCATTTTACAGACCAAGGGAAGATACGAGGAACTGATGAGAGAAGCCGAAAAAAAAGAATTTGGAACGGTTGAAGTTGGTTATATGTGGAGTGCATGGAATTATGTAAAGCAACTGTTTTATGGGAAGGACGAGGACAACAAAGTTATTTATTACCCTGCTAATTAATATTTCACTATTCATATAAAACTATTCATATTGCCTATATAATTTTTTTGTTATTTGTAAAAAAAATGAATTGGAAAAATAAAGTATAATATATATGTATCAATAAATATAATGCTTACGCAAGAATATAATAGTGAAAATTCGGGCGGCATAGAACCAGTTCATTGGACGACATCAAAGAGGTCGTCTATCTCAAGGGAAAGGATCGCTGCTGCGGTGGAAGTAATAAGAGCGCAACAGCAACAAGAGGACCTACGTTGGGAACGTGTTTCGGCATCTTCAAAAGCAAGGAATAGTGTAACAAACGAAATGTATATAATGCAAGAAAAAGCGAAAGCAACCGATAAACAACGACAGGCGGCGAGGGAACGACTGGAACTGAAGACGGCTAAAATCAACGAACGACATAATATCTGGTCTCGTCTAAAATATACTATCTTTTAACAGTAATTATAAAAGCATATATTAGTAAAAATATTTAATTTTTTAACAGGCATTATGTAAAAAAATTGAATGCTATAACATAAATCTACATATGTATTAACATGACCGTATTTGATATGAATGATGAAGGCAAGCAATATGTTGAGATGCGTCGCCTACGAACCGAAGAGGAATTAAAGTATATGGTGGAAATGGACCGCATTTATGCTATTAACCGTCAGGCGGCAATTGATAAAATCGCAAGGGAAACAAAGAAAGAGACTTTCATAGAGGCGTTATTTGGGGCAGTCGCACCTATGCTGGCTATTATTATTTTACAATGGTTAATTTCGGGCTGATAATCACTTTCATCTATTCAAATATTTAAAATAATTTTATTTTTTTTGAAATTTCATATATATAAAAAAATTGATTGTTATTATTTATTTTATATCAATCCATATCAAATACAAAATATAATGTATTCCACCAATAACTTGATTGAAATGGTATATGAAATGCCTACATTAAAGACGAGGCACGAAATGGAACTTGAGTTGAGTAAGTTAGGCGATATCACCGCACTTAAGGAACGCATCGTTAATCTAGAACACTATTTTGCTGGGTTAGTCGGCAAAGAAGTATGTGGATTTACATTTGAATTGGGTATGATGCAACGATTTATGCAATATCATTTAACTATTGTAAAACGTCACGAAGAACTAACTCAAAAACTAAAGGAAATAGACGATGAAACGGTTCGGTATTCTAATCTAAGGGTAGAAGTAGATGCGTCAATGAATAATGAAGTTATGTATCCCCCACCAGCACCAGCACCCCGGCGATTTCATGCAACATCTTGGCCTCACTCATCTACTATTATTTGTACTATTACAGTAGAGGCTCTAATCGTATTTATGGTAATCTGTTCTGTGCTGTCGGCGTATTTTATCACGAAGGATGATATTATGTTATACTAATAATCAAGACAATATTTGAAGTATTATAATTTGTTTTTTTATTGATGTGAATAAAAAATTGATTTGAATTTAAATAATTACACAATATATTATCAAATAATCAATATAGCAATAAATCAAAACAACTATGGGACAGAATTATTTCTACGATTTACCAGATGATATTATTGATATGATTATGTTGGAGAAACACAAAGTTAGTTTCAAGCAAACACTAAACATTATTGGATATGCCAGGATTACATCGGCAATTATGGGTAGTGATTATATGAGAGAACCACTAAACGAGAATTGTTGGTTGGGTTATGAAAATAATGAAGAGCCGTATGCTGAATGGGTAGCACAAACAGTTGAAACATTTCGTCGTATGTGTGTTGGTTCGCTCGCTGAAATATATATGTATAATGTTGTCCGCAATTTGATGGCTGATGTTGGTTATCATTATACAGAAGAATCGGCACATAAATCAAAAATATGCTTTAACCTGATACCTTTTATAAAAATATTTAGTAAGTTATATGCTCGCAGAGAGAAAGTAAATAAAGAACTTGATATGGTGGGTCGTGCTGCAGGAGATTTGGTGATGGGTTCTGGGGTGCGAAAAGTGATGATTGCTATGGCTATGGCGCGGGCTTCGTGGGCGGATATGATGCAACAAGAAGCGAGACAAGAGGCACGGCGTGCGGTTATGCTGGAGAAACATGCACGACGAGAGAGAAAAGATAAGGGATGGATCGTTGATGATATGAACCATGCTGTAAATATGAGAAAACTTGACCGTCAAGACGCACAATGGCTTCTTGTTGAAGCAATTAAAGTTAATCGGATTGAGGCAAGAACACTAAATTTGGTAAGTGTTTGATATTATTATATAAGAATTGCGTATTAGATATTATGTTTTAAATTTTTTACTGAATAAAAAATTTAACAGGTAAATGGTTAAACGGTTTGAATGTATTCCCAACCTAAATCACCACATATTAATTTCCAAATGGCGTCTTGATCGATTTTCTTTTGTCTGTCCTTAAGCATTGGGAAATATGCCATGAATTTAGTCTCTCCTAATAATTCACATAATTTATATAGAGTGTAATAATAATTTAAGAAATTAACCCTATCAGCAGGACAATATTTAGAGTATGGTTTTTGTATTTCCATAAATAGATTACAGAGTGTCTCCTCTAATTCTTGAGACATTACAGGTGGTTTTATACCTAATTTATCTTTGATGTATGGTATATGCTCATAATACTTATTATATCCCAGATTTTTTAAAATCTCTTTTGTTTTTTTGTTTGTTAAGTCCTTGATTTCTAATCTCTCCTTTTTAATTTGTGTCTTTATATTTTCAAATACTTCACTCGGTATATGAGTGCTTTCTTTTGCTTGAAATTGTGCTAATATCTCTCTTAAATGGTTAATTCTTTTGTAGGCATAAAAGCAGACCTCTTTGGGTGGCTCTTTGTATGATGGTTTTTCATTTTCAATCAAATATTTAACAGAGCGAGAACAGTTATTACATATACAAGTCCCCTCTGTTTCAGCATATACCATCTCACCTTTATTACAGAAAGTGCATATATCAGATTGATAACAGTAATTATCATAATTTATGTGGGCATTGTTGATATTATAAAAATACTTATCAATAATATTTGAACGGTCATCATTTACAGGTGCTGTTTTTTCAACTTTTTCATCTAAATAAAAGAACTGATTAATCTTGGTGTTATTAATTTCTACCTTTGTCTCATTGCAGGTGATGTTTTTTTTATCCTCAAAATAATTGAAAATATATTTAGAGTTGTTTAACATATAGTCTTTTTTCCTCTTTTCCAGCTTATATATTGTATTTTTCAGCTCTTTTATCCTATTTTCTGTGATTTCAACTTTTTCATGTTTGGTTTTATTCTTTGTATTCTTTAGGAATTTATTTAACCTGTCTATTTCACTATTATATTTAGGGATTAATATTTCTTGATTATGCTTGAATTCTTCTAACATTTCGGTGTGTTTTTTATCCAAAGTCACATTTTTTCCAGTTATTTTATTCATTACCTGATAATAGTATTCTTATACAAATTAAATTTATGTAATATTTAATGAAAAATATAAATAATTTAATTAAATAACAATTAATTAGAACATTTCAAATTTTTTTTCTCCAGCCATATTATAAAAAAATGGCTGGAGGACTTATGCAATTAGTTGCCTACGGGGCCCAAGATGTTTACCTGACTGGTAATCCCCAGATTACATTCTGGAAAGTGACTTACCGTCGCCACACCAACTTCGCGATGGAGTCTATTGAGCAGACTTTCAACGGTCAGGCCGATTTCGGTCGCCGTGTAACCTGCACAATCTCGCGCAATGGTGACCTTGCCTACCGCACATACCTTCAGATCACTCTCCCAGAGATTGGTCAGACGCTATCTACCGGCCCTGTCTACGCTCGCTGGTTAGACTTCCCCGGTGAGCAGCTCATCTCGCAGGTTGAGGTTGAGATTGGTGGCCAGCGCATTGATCGCCAGTACGGTGACTGGATGCACATCTGGAATCAGCTGACCCTCTCCAAGGAGCAGGAGCGTGGCTACTTCAAGATGGTTGGTAACACCACCCAGCTTACATACGTATGCGACCCAACCTTCGCCGCCATTGATGGTCCCTGCTCGGCCAACGGTGTCCGCCAGGTATGCGCCCCACGTAATGCCCTCCCCGAGACCACTCTGTATGTTCCCCTGCAGTTCTGGTATTGCCGCAATCCCGGCCTTGCCCTTCCCCTCATCGCCCTCCAGTACCACGAGGTCAAGATTAACCTTGACATCCGCAATATTGAGGAGTGCCTGTGGGCCGTCAGCGCGATTGACGGCACCGGTCTCAAGATCGGCGATGCCTACAAGCAGTCGCTGGCCGCCGCCTCGCTGTTCGTTGACTACATCTTCCTGGACACCGATGAGCGTCGCCGCATGGCGCAGAACCCCCACGAGTACCTGATTGAGCAGCTTCAGTTCACCGGTGATGAGTCGGTTGGTTCGTCGTCCAACAAGATCAAGCTCAATTTAAATCATCCCTGCAAGGAGCTGGTTTGGGTTGTCCAGCCCGACGCCAATGTTGACTATTGCTCGTCGCTCACCCAGAACTCGCACCTTAACAACCTCCTGGGTGCGCAGCCTTTCAATTACACCGATGCGTATGACGCTCTACCCAACGCGGTCCACGCCTTCGGTGGTACACAGTCCGTCTCGGGCGCGAACGGTGTTATTAACACATCGGGCTACTTCGAGGATCCCTTCGCCAATGACGGTGCCGCTGTCTCTGCTGACCCCGCTAGCGGCCTTGCTGATTCGGGTGTATCGGATGCTGGCACCTTCGTCCTTGCCGAGACTGCCCTTGACATGCACTGCTGGGGTGAGAATCCCGTCATTGTCGCCAAGCTGCAGCTCAATGGTCAGGACCGCTTCTCGGAGCGTGAGGGCACCTACTTCGACCTGGTCCAGCCCTTCCAGCACCACACCCGTGCCCCCGATTCGGGCATTAATGTCTACTCTTTCGCGCTACGCCCAGAGGAGCACCAGCCATCGGGCACCTGCAATTTCTCGCGTATTGACAATGCTACTCTGCAGCTTGTCCTGTCTAACGCGACCGTCCAGGGCGTAAATACCGCCAAGGTCCGTGTCTATGCCGTCAATTACAATGTTCTGCGCATTATGTCGGGCATGGGTGGTCTCGCTTACTCCAATTAGAAAGCATAATGCTCTCTAAAAAAAATAAAAAAATTATAAAAATTCATATTATAACAAAATAATAATATGAATAACTTTAAATATAGATTATATATATATAATGGAAACCGATAAATTAC